CGCAGAAGCTAAAACAAATGAAATGGGTCATGCAGATGAAATGTCTAAAATGAAAAAAGGTGACATGATTAATGCCATGAATATGGCAATGAAAAAAATGAAAAAGGATGACCTTGCAGCTGCTTACTCCAATATGATTGGAGATGCTAAAGAGATGACTGATGAAGAGATAGAAATGGAAGGTCTTTCAAAAGCTAAAGAAGCGATTGAAAAGAGACTTGCATCTATCACAGTCGCAGAAGATGTTGATGCACTCGTAGAAGGTGAAGACCTTTCTGAAGAGTTCAAAGCAAAAGCAACAACTATCTTTGAAGCTGCTGTAAAATCAAAAATTCGACCAGAAGTTGAAAGAATCGAACTTGAGAAAACTCAAGAGATTGCAGAAGAATTAGAGTCATTCAAAACTGAACTCGCAGAAAAGGTAGATGGTTACCTTGACTACGTTGTAGGTGAGTGGATGAAAGAAAATGAACTTGCAATTGAAAGAGGACTCAAAGGTGAGATTGCTGAAGACTTTATCACTGGTCTAAAAGCATTGTTTGAAGAACATTACATTGATGTTCCAGACGAAAAATATGATATCTTAGAATCACAAGCACAGAAGATTGAAGAATTAGAAGGTAAGTTAAACGAAACTATTGGTAAACTTACTGAAAAGAAACAGTCTGAAGATGCGTTAGTTCGTGAGTCTGTTATCAAAGAAGTTTCATCTGACCTTGCAGAGACTCAGACAGAGAAATTTGCTAGTTTGGTTGAAGATGTTGAGTTCACTGATAAGGATTCCTTTGAGGAAAAACTTAACACGCTTAAGGAAAATTACTTCCCTAAGTCAACTCCAACCCAATCTCTTAATGAAGAGAGCGGAGTGGAAACTCAAGAGATTGACATAAGTGACGCTATGGCTGCGTATACTAGTGCAATTAAGAGGTCTGCACCTTACATGAATGATGTAAATGCACAACCTTTTAAGGATGTCAAGAATTAAATAATGATAAATAATACTAATATAGTTAAAAGGGGATAATACAAATGTATAATTCAGAAAACTTACAAGAGAAGTGGCAGCCAGTCCTCAATCATCCAGATTTGCCTGAGATTAAGGATAACTACAAAAAAGCCGTTACTTCAATCATCTTGGAAAACCAAGAAAAAGCTATGAAAGAAGATGCAGCTTTCTTATCAGAAGCCGCACCTACTAACTCAACTGCTGGAACAGTCAATAACTACGACCCAATTTTGATTTCTCTAGTAAGACGAGCAATGCCTAACTTGATTGCGTATGACGTATGTTCTGTGCAACCAATGACTGGCCCAACTGGTCTTATCTTTGCAATGAAGTCAAGATTTGGTTCTTCAAGTGGTACAGAAGCATTGTTCAACGAACCAGATTCTTCATTCTCTAATGATGACGCTGCTGGCGACTTGAACTCAACTGCAATGACTGGTTCTAACCCTGCTGTTCTTAACAACAGTTCGCCTGGCACATACATTACTGGTGGTGCAGACTACGGTTCAACTACTGGTGGTGGTATGACTACTGCTGAAGGTGAAGCATTGGGTGATGCAGCTGCAAACTCATTCGCAGAAATGGCATTCTCAATCGAGAAGTCAACTGTGACTGCAAAGTCAAGAGCACTTAAAGCAGAATACACTATGGAACTTGCACAAGACCTTAAAGCAATTCACGGTCTTGACGCAGAAACAGAATTGTCAAACATTCTGTCTTCAGAAATCCTTGCTGAAATTAACAGAGAAGTAATTAGAACAATCTATGTCTCTGCTAAGAAAGGTGCTTCTGTAAACACAACTACTGCTGGTATCTTCGATTTAGATACTGACTCAAACGGTAGATGGTCTGTTGAGAAGTTCAAAGGACTTATGTTCCAAATCGAAAGAGATGCTAACGTAATCGCACAAGAAACAAGAAGAGGAAAAGGTAACATGATTATCACTTCTTCAGATGTTGCTTCTGCATTGCAAATGGCTGGTGTATTAGATTACGCTCCTGCTCTTAACAACAACTTACAAGTTGACGATACTGGAAACACTTTCGCTGGTGTTCTTAACGGTAGATACAAAGTGTACATTGACCCATATGCTGCTAACAACGCTGCTTCACAGTACTATGTTGTTGGTTATAAGGGAACTTCACCATATGACGCTGGTATCTTCTACTGCCCATACGTTCCACTACAGATGGTTCGTGCAGTTGGTGAGAATACTTTCCAACCGAAAATCGGTTTCAAAACTCGTTACGGTGTTGCACAAAACCCATTTGCAACTGGAACAGCTACAGATGTTGTGCCTGGTGCAAACGACAACACTTACTACAGACGAGTACAAGTCGCAAACATTATGTAATCATAATAAGAAACGACTTAAATCGGAACTTAGGGGGGGTTTTTACTCCCCCTTTTTTTATCTGCATACTAAATAATAGTAGGAGAACAACATGGCTACTACTACGAATATGCTTGCAAGACAACCAACAGAGTTGGACTATGCAGACCCAACAAAGTTTAAATTTAGTATTCAAAAACTTCCAAAGGTTGAATTCTTTACCACGGCTGCAAATCTGCCTGGCATCAATCTTGGTGAATCTATTTTTCCAACACCCTTCAAACAAATTCCAGTACAAGGTGATGACCTTACATTTGACAATCTAGAAATTACTTTTCTAGTGGATGAAAAATTAGAAAATTATAGAGAACTTCATCAATGGTTGGTTGGTATTGGATTTCCAAAAGCAAGAACACAGTTTAGTTCTTTTAAAAGAGATGAAGCACAAACATTTCCAACTGCTGAATCTGTGAAGGGTGATGTAACAAATCCTGGCAAACCGTCTGGTGTGCAAGCCATGTATGGTGATGCAACTCTCACAGTAATGTCTGCAAAGAACAATCCAGTAATGGAGGCAAGATTTTCAGATTTGTATCCAGTTGCGTTAAGTGGTCTTTCATTTAATCAACAAGAAACAGACGTAACATATTTGACTGCAACTGCAACTTTTACATATAAGTTGTATGAAATGTTTACTATATAATATTAGGTGGTGGATATATCTTGAACAACGATTTTTATATTGAAACTAGATTTCATTAAATATAGAAAAAGTAAGACAATCCACCACCGCTTGAATTGAGGATAATATAATGGATTTAGAACAACTACAGAAAGAGGCTGAAAAAGACCTCAAGATAGATAGAGAACAACTGGATATTGAATCACTTAAAACTCCAGAACTCTATGGTAAATATCTAAAAATCTTTACTCGTTGGAACTTGTTATCAAAACAAGCAGACGCAGAATATAAAAAACTTCTAAGACACAAATGGGAATACTACTCTGGTAAATCTGACCCAAAGGTTTATCAAGAAAAACCATTTGACCTAAAGGTTCTCAAACAAGACATTCCTACCTACCTTGAAAGTGATGAGGACTTAATACAAGCTAAACACAAAGTAGACTATCACAATGCAATGTGTGACTATGCAGAAAGTGTTTGCAAGATGATGAACAATCGTGGATTTCAAATCAAAAATGCGATTGATTGGAAAAGGTTTATGGAAGGTTCACTTTGATAATTTCAAAGAAAAATGACGTATATGTAAAGGTTGACACAGAACCAAATATTGCAAGAGAACTGGTAGACTTCTTTACCTTTGAAGTGCCAGGCGCAAGGTTTATGCCTACCTACAAAAGTCGTGTATGGGATGGAAAGATTCGTTTGTACAACCAAATGTCAGGCGAAATTTATTTCGGTCTTGTACCTTATGTTGAAGAATTTGCAAAACGCAATGACATAAGTATTGAATATGGAGAAGGAGTAAAAGATGAAGGAGAACATAGAGATGCAGTCTTGGGTGGATTTGTTAGAAGAGTGTCACCTAAATCCAAGGGAAAGAGTTTACAGATTCGTGATTACCAGATGGCCGCTTTTGTTCACGCAGTCAGAAACAATCGGAGCCTTTCTCTTAGTCCTACTGCTTCAGGCAAGTCACTTATAATTTATCTACTGAGTAGATGGTATGAGTCTAACAGAGT